GTCACTCAGGTAGGGCTGGCCAAGGTGATCGCAGACCCGGACGATCTTGTTCGTGCGCGTGCAGTCTGGAGGCTCCAGCAAGTAGTCGCCGACACCAGCCTGAGATTCGAGGATGATCTTGCGGCGGAGCGCGTTCGACTGCTCGCAGAAGTCGATCGCGGCCTGACGAATGTAGGAGGCGGCGATGTCCGACGGCAGCGCCGGGGCCGTCAGCAGAAGCTCGGGCAGGAACCTGTCCAGCCCAACCATCTTCACCTGTTCGGCGAGCCTCATTTGGTCTGCACCTGCTGAGTGGATTGAACACCGCCGGCGAATGCAGCGTCGGCGCGCGCTCCCGCTGGAAGGAAGCTGTTCCAGATGCCGAGGTGGAACTGCGCGAGCGCTACGTTGGTCTGGTCGGTGTCCTGCGAATAGGCTTGCGCGAGCACGTACTGCTTCACCATCGCCACCTGATAGCAATCGGCATCCACGTCTGCATCGAGATCAGCGAGCGTGAACGCCGGCGGAGTTGTCGCGCACACCACTCTCGCCAGCACGGGCTTGCCCGGCGGGATCGGAGGATGCACGTAGAAGGTCGTCTTCTGCGCGGTGTCGAAGCTGTAGCTGTCGATGGTGAAGCCGTTCGCAGACTTCAGGCAGGACGGCTTCGTCCAGACCTGCGAGGCGTTGTAGCTCGTGCGCCTGACCGGCACCTCGCGGCCGTCAGCAAGAACCGTGGAGACGACCGACCCGAAAACGCTGCAGCCGTCGATCTCCTGACGAGATCCAGGCTTGAGCGTGACCACAGCCGGTCGCGAGAAAAGATCCGGCCGCCAGCGCGCGAGCAGGCACAGCCCGTCGTTGAACCACTGAAGAAGCAGCGACTCTGGGTAGGCGATGAAACTTGCGCCCGGAGCGGTGTCCTTCAGTTGCTCGGCGATGTCGCCGAGGATCTTGCCCAGCGTGTCCACGCCGACCTCACAGGTTCTGCGTCTCCACCGACGCGAACGACGGCGTCTGCGCCTTCGTCTGGGGCGGCTGCTCCGTCGGTTGCGGCGCCTGCTTGCCGTAGTGCTCGATGTCCATCGGCGACAGCACGACGCGCGGCGCCGGCTTCGGCGGGGCCTCCCAGCACGGCTGGAGGACGTCGCCCATGTCGTCCATCCACGGCTCGTAGAAGTAGACCATGCCCTGCCTGTCCTTCACGTAGGGCGACTTCGGCGTCCCCGGAGGAAACAGCGCGGGCTTCGCCTTGTAGCCGGGCAGGTCGCCGTCGTTCAGCCGCGGCGGACCCGAGCCCACCATCTGGATCTTGGGCATGTCGCTCATCGTCTTCTCCTGTCAGCCCCGGGGACCGAGGCCCCCGGGGTACTACGCACTGGCCAGTGCTCCGGCCTTACGGGTTGTTGATGACGCAGCTACCGTTGAGGCGGCAGTCCGCGATCTGCACCGTCTCCAGATCGCGCGCGGCGACCGAGAGTTCGATGCGGCCGCGGTAATCGCAGAAGTTGCCAGACTGCGGCAGCGTCGCGATCTGCACGCCCACACGGATGCCGTTGCGCACGCCGCCAGCGTAGGGGTCGGTGTAGACGGGCGCACCCGTCGGTTCACCGAACACCGCCACCTGAGCGGCCGTCGCCACGCCGGCGAAGCCAGCGGGAAGCGCCACCGGGCCGATGACGGCGCCGGTGTCGAGGTTGATCTGCTCCGCCACCACGTTGAAGGTGACGCCGCCAGCGTCGGGCTCGACCACTTTCACGCGAAGCGCCTCGAAGTACGAGTCCTCCGGGATCAGGGCGAGCCAGACGATGTCGTCGGCCACGATTTGGCAGAAGCAGTCGCGGTTGCGCAGATCGCAGACCGGGTCGATCGCCCCACCCAGCAGGTAGGGTGCGCGGCGCCGGTGAGCAGCCATCCGGTGCGGGCCCGGATAGTTGTTCTCCTTGCAACCACCGCAGTCGACACCGACGACGAGAGCGCTCCCGCCTTCCCACAGTTGTACATCAGCCATTTGTTGCCTCCATCATCATCAGCCGGTTACGCGGGCCGACCGGGAGATTGAACGCGCCGCGCCGCGTCTGGCGCTTAGGCGCCCACGCTCCAGTAGCCGACGGCGAAGCCATCGGGGTGCACGGGCTTGTGGCCCCACACGCCCAGCACTTCGAGCAGCTTGTAGAAGCCATCGCCCTGACGGGTGCGGGTGATGATGAGGTTCTGCCCGAACAGCAGGGCATCCCTGTTCATCGCGATCACGTACATCACCGACCGGTTCGCCGTGGCGTCGAAGCCCTGGCAGGCGTAGTTGGTGATGACGAAATCCCAGCCCATCATGTTGCGATACCACTCCCCGCTCATCAGCGGCGAGCAGTCCACGCAGCGCCCCATCTGCAGGGCGTTGGCGAGCTTCGAGTCCATCAGGATGGGGAGGATCGCCGGCGGCATCAGCAGGATCATGCGACCCTTCTGCCACGCGCAGGCTTCCGTCAGCACCTGATTGAGCTTCGCGATCTCACTGACGATGTTGTTGCTGTCGACGAGAACCGGTGCGCCCGGCGCGCCGAGGTTGACGTTGCCGGACTTCGCCCCCGCCGTCGCGCCCTTGTTGAAGGCGGAGGCGTAGAACGGAAGCCGCTTCATCACGTCGTTGGACAGGAGCCTGTCCCACGCGCGAGTGACGGCAACATCGAACATCTCCTTCCACATCGCCCAGCGCTCGCAGAGGAAGCGCTCGTCGAGTTCGTCGACCTTGACGCGAATGTAGGCGGCGTCGCAGATGCGGAAGCAGAAGGCGTCCGGGGTGGCGGTTTGCGGCACGCCGACCTCGTTCTTCTCGTAGGGCAGGAACTCCAACTCGAAGTTGCGAACGAATTGGATCTCCTGGTTGCAGTAGTCGATCTCCTTGTTGTATTCGCTGTTGGCGAACAACGAGAAGATCCCGTCGCAGTGGTAGCTGTACGCGATCGTGCGCGCGTACTTGCGACGTCCGAGGGGGCTGTCCTCCAGAGAGTTCCAGCCCGATGCGGCTCTCACAGTCATTGTCGTGACCTCCGGTTATCGGCCCGCGACGAGTTGCTTCTCGAACGTGGCCTTGATCTTGCGGAAATCCTCGCGCGTCATCCTGCCGTCGAGCACCTGCTGGAAGGCCGACTGAACGTCGTCCTCCGACACGGGCCTTTCCGGCTGCGGAGCGCGAGGCGTCTCGGTAACTATCGTGCGCGCAGGGTCTGGCGTCGGAACCTCCTGAGGCTTGCCCAGCCGCTTCCAGTCGGCGACGAGTTCCGAGATGAAGGTGTCGTCTCCATCACGGTACGCGTCTTGAAGCTCCTGAAGCCGAGTGCGTCGTGTTCCCGGGACGCGCTGGGCAAGGAACTCCTGACCTTCTGCAGACTTGAGCATCTGCGTGATCTCAGGCGTTGTTCTCAGCACCGAACGATCGAGCCATTTCTGGTCGAGCTTCGCCACCTCCTGCCTCGTGGAGTTCAGCACCTCGTCGAGCTTCTTCTCCAGGGCGTCGTTCCGCGCCAGCACGCGCTCGATCATCTCGTCGCGCTTGCGAAGGTGCGGTGTGATGCCGCGGAAGATCTCGGCAAAATGTGCCTGATCCACGAGTTCGGACGTAAATCCCTTGGACGCCTCGTTCACCTCCAGCGCACCTTCGAGTTCACGAAGCCTTGCCAGCGCCTTCTCCACCTCGGCGTTGCGCTCGTTCAGTCGCTGTTCGAGGAAGACACGGTTCGCCTCCTTCGCAGCAGCTTCCTCAGCGAGACGCTTGTTCTCCGCGTTCAGTGTCTCGACGCGACCAAGCATGGTCTCGAAGTTGTGCTGCAACTTCTCCACGGCGGGATCGACAGCGGGACGCGCCGGCTCGGGTGGTTTCGGCTCCGGGGTCACGACCGGTTTGACCGGTTCCGGCGGTGCACTGGGCACGGCCAGGGGAGCGGAAATCATCCGTTGGATCTCGTCGTCTTCGGCAGCAGCAGCAGCAGCCAGTGGGTGATGCGGCCTTGGGTTCTTCACGTCCATGATCCTGTCCTTTTGTCGGGCCCTGTGGGTGCCGACGGTTATCGATTGATGTTCAGGGGCGCCCGCTGCGGACTTTCCCTACCATCCGCATCGACTGCGCCTCCGCTACTTCCGGGTATTCGCGAACCTGAGCCGTCTGCCCGCAGGCCATCGCGTATGGCGTCTGGCACCAGCATGGATAGACCTGATTCGCGGGCTGTCCCGGGCCCATCGTCGGTGGCTTCACGTCTCCGGTGTAGCCTTCGCGCTCTCGCGCGCGGCCTTCCTTCGCCATTGCCATACCGAACGGAGGCATGTCGTAGGGCATCAGCGCCCCCGCTTGCCCCCGGGCTTCCCGATCCAGCCCGGCACGCCTGGGACGGGAACCTTGATGACAGACTGCTGCCCCATGTTGCCGGACATCTTCTGCATCGGGTTCGTCTTCTGCGTCGAACGCGCGACATCGCTGCTTCGCGACGCCGCTCCGCTTCTGCGCTTCATCGTGTCACCTCCTTGAAAAACTCGTTGATGATGGCGGTGAGTTCCTGACAACGCCCGCGCAAGGCCACCGCCAATTCGCCCTGAGCGTTCTCCGCCTGCTCGCGTCTCTGCTCTCGACGTTGAACAAGCATGTCGCGCAGCGCAACGTAGAGATTAGAGTTCTCCTTGAGCGCACGCGACAGCCGCTGATCGTCAAAAGCGTTGTTCATGGTCTAGCTCTGAACTCCACTTTCACCGCAAATGCTCTGGAACGTGATGTTCGGGCAGCCGCCGGCTCTGGCCGTCTGCGCCTGCGCGTTGGTAATCACGATCCACAGTCCACCGACCGTTTGGAAGCCGGTGCTGCTGCAAATTGCGGGGAGAACGGCAAAACATTGCGCCGCCCCAGCCCCCGCTGAGTCGTCAGGGCCGATCCACAGCCCGGTGTTGTCGACGGGCGATCCGTTCCTGTGCGGCCCCGTGAACGTCGTGAGGCCCATCGTGCATCCACCACCAGACGACCCGCCACCACCACCGCCTCCAGCGGCGGCGATCTGCGCGGCCGTATATGACAGACAGTCAGTGCCGAGGAAGCGGGTTGTATTCGGCGGTGCCCCACCTGCGGCTGGGAACAGCGCGGTGATGCTCGCACACGACGGCGGGCTAATACTCACGCAGGCGTTCACCGCAGCGCAGAACGCTGTGTTTGTGCTGCTGATGGCGTTGTTGATCGCCGTCGTAACGAACGCGGTCGTAGCAATGCTGGTGTCGTTGTCGCCGCTCGGTGGCGTAGGAGCGGTCGGGTCGCCAGTGAATGCGGGACTGTTCAGCGGGGCGAAGCATCCAGACCCGGCACTGCAAACCGCGCCAGTGAACGCGAGCCAGAACGGAGAGGCGAGGCTCGGCGTCTGCAGCGCGGAGATGAGCGTGCACGGATCGACGGCGACGAGGCAGTTGCCGTTGTTGAACTCGCCGATCGTGGCGTAGCGCACCACACCGTAGAGAGCGGTTGTAGCTCTGGCGTTGAGACCGAACACTGAGGTCGAGTTGATGATCCCCGGTGTGGTGGCAATGCACGTGGCCACAGCCGGACACAGCGCTGCCGGATCACCGGAAAGGCAGTTCTCGACCGCGGCGCAGAAAGCCGCATTCCCAGAGGAGATGGCGGCCGCGATCGAAGCACAGACCTGCGCGTTGGTGGCGATGCCGGCATCGCACACACCCACTCCTGCCGTGCACCCCCTGCTCGTGCAATCGACCTGCGCGCCGACTAAGTTCAGGTTGTTGGCTTGGCCGCCATTGATCGTTGGCCCGTTGATCGTTGGGCCATCGAACACGCCGCCGATGATCTGCGGCCGATTCAGGACTGACGGCTGGCAGGAGCAGGGGTTGCAGCCGCAGTTTGTGCAGGTGCCCATCACTTACTCCTATGCGGGAACGTACCTGTCGCGGAAGAACTCCGCGATCACGTCGTTCGCGTTCGTACCGTTGATAGTGAGCTTGACCGGCTGCGCGACGGCCGTGTTCTCCGCCGCCGTGCTGTAGGCGCCGATCGCCTGAATCGTGCCGTCGCTCGTGATGAGGCTGATGGCGACTTTCTCCGCCGCAGCAGCGGTCCTCACCACGGTTCCGGTGAGGCGCCACGTCTCCGCGCTCGTGATGGCGAGGTTGCCGGAGTCGAACACGATCGTCGCGCCGAAGTAGACGCGGATGCGCTTGTCGACGCTGACCGTCGCCGCGAATGTGCCGGCGGCCTCGAACTCCCACGCGTCGCCGTTCGCCGCGAGCAAGCCGGCGGTGAGGTTGTGCAGGAAGGCGTCGGTCTCGGTCGCGGCCGCATTGCCCACCGGCGTCGAGGAGAACGAGATCGGGCCGCCCGTGATCGTCGCCATCGCCGTCGCGATCTCGCCCTGAACGAATGCGGTGGTCGCGATCGAGTTATCGTTGTCCCCGGGCGCTGGGGTAGTAGATTGCGGGTCGCCGGTGAAAGTCGGGCTGGCGAGCAGCGCGTAGCCGCAGAGACCGACGGCCGCGCAGAACGCCGGCGTCGGCGCCAGCAGCAGGTTGATCTCGTTCTGGACGTAAGCGGTCGTGGCGATGCTGGTGTCGTTATCGCCGGCCAGAGGCGTCGGGGCCTGCGGGTCGCCGGTGAAGACGGGATTGTTGATCGGAGCGAATCCACCGGCGGTGATCGCAGCCTGAACGAAAGCCGTGGTCGCGATCGAGGTGTCGTTGTCTCCAGGAAGCGGAGTCGGCGCCTGCGGGTCGCCGAGGAACACCGGGCTCGTGATCGGCGCGAAGCACGACGCTCCGGCCGCGCATACGCCGGCCTCGAACGCCGTCCACAGCGCATTGGGGCCACCAGCGCTCCAGAACGCGCCGAGCGTAGCCGGGTCGATCGCGAGCAGCGCAGAGGCGCCCTGCACCTCCGCGATCGTGGCGTAGCGCGTGACACCGTACTGAACGGTGTCAGCGTACACAGACGGATCGAACGCCGCCGGATTGAAGATCGAGCCGATATTGGTGTTGATGCAGTTGATGACGAGCGTGCACGTGCTAGGCCCACCGGCGAGGCAGACGTCGACAGCGGCGCAGAAGTTCGGATTGGCGCCACTGATGGCGTCGTTGACGGCTTGGCAGACGTAGCCGGTCGTGGCGATCGTGCCATCGCACGTCCCGGGCGCCTGCGTGCACGCCTGCGTGGTGCAGTCGATCGTGGCGCCGGTGATCTGGCCGCCGTTGATGTTGGGCGCGTTCAGCGTCGCCGACTGCCAGACGCCGTTCGTAAAGAGGCCGCCGCTGACCGTCGGGTTGAAGATCCGCGGCTGGTTCAGCACCGATGGCGGGCACTGCACGCACTGGCAGGGGCTGCAACCGCAGGTCGAGCATCCCATGATCGTCTCCTAGCGCTTCCTGCTCTGCCCGCTCACGTTCAGGCAGATCGCCTGAGCCTGCTTGCGCGAGGTCACGACTGGCCCGCCGCGACCGCTGTGAAGCGTGCCTTCCTTGTATTCGCGCATGCACTGCCCCATCTTGTCCTGCTTGCCCGCCTTCGTCGTCGGCTTACGCATGACCGTTCCTCAGTACCGCGGCCGCTTCGAGCCGCCCTTACCCTTCTTCTTGCAGGCCATGTCAGCGCCCCCTGTTCATGCCGCGCAGCGTCTTGGCGAGGTTGCACCTGCGCTGCGTGGTCGCGTCCGAATGACTGCGCCGGCAGAACTCGGCCACGGTCTGTCCCGCGGCCTTCGCCTGCTTCGTCAGCGCCCCCGGGTGCTTGATCGCCCCTGCAATCCACTTCTTCGCCATGGGTGTCTCCGTTAGTGTGCGCTCACTACGCGCCAAGCACCAGCCCCTGCGGGATCGGCGTCGCCCGCTGCCGCACCCTCTCCATCGTCACCATCAGGCAGCCGAGGAGATTTGCGGGAGCGTGCAGGCGGTAGGTGCCGGGCGTGCAGATGTTGCGGATCTGCGCGCAGTCGCTCATCGTCCATCCGCACACGTCCATGCCCGCGATCTGCTCGGGCGTTGGAATGGGGAAATCGCAGGCGCAGCTACCCGCTCCGATGAACGGTAGCTCAGGCTTCGAGAACAACAGCTTCTCGATCTGGATCGTGCCGCCGCAGGTCGAGTACGCGCTGAGCAGCGCGCACTCGCCTTCGGCGACGTTGAAGGTGGGCGAGAACTCAGACGTCGACTGCGCGTTGAACAGGATGCTGGGATCCACAGGTCTCTCCTTCAGTCCGCAGTCGTTGACCGCCGGCAGTTCATCGACGTAGACGCCGGTCTGGATCTCGCAGCCCACGTCAGCCCACCTTCTTGTCCTGCTCGGCAGCAGGAAGCTCGACCACCTGCGCCTTCGTCTCCAGCGCGTCGCAGTGGGCGCCGAAGCCGATGAGCGGGAGTA